TTATGAAGTTTATTTAAATGGCGAATCGGATCGTACTGAATATTAGTTAATTCAAACGATAATTGTGGATTATTTAATTCTACGCGAGTTTGATCGCTGATCGAGCTAGGAAGAGTTAAACGCTTGATGTACTTTTCTTTTGGTGCGTACGTTAAAGGAACTAGCGTGTCTCTGGGAGAGCCATCAGTTTCTTTTTGTATTATGTGTATATTATTAAACAAGTTACCAAAAGCAATTACCAGTTTTCGTATACACTCGTTCTTGTAATACGTAAACATTAGAATGGTCCTTCAGAAAATGGATTTAAATCTGTAAAGTCCACAATGTTTGGATTATACGCTTCGTCTTGAGTATTGAATTCTGTGTTCTCGCCGGTAAGACCACGAACGTCTGTTTCCACAGCATCGATATCTGTATTTCCAGTTTGTACGCTTTCTTCGTTGTAGTTCCATAGCGAACAAGACAGTTTGTAGCAGTATAGTTTACCCATTTGATAAAATGGATTTTCGTGTTCCACAAAGTTAATTTCAAATATAGCTTTTGCTAACGGAAAAAATATCAAATCACCTTCACGTGGTCTGGTTATGCTGGGTTGTCTGGTTTGAACTTCTTGAACGAATCGCTTTTTAGAAATAGTCATTTCTAAATTGTCTTTAATTTCAATACCAAACTTGCTGGCAATATCACCTTGACCTTGGAATCCCATAGTGGTATCAATATACATTTCTAACGGAATACCAACAGTAAATCCTACACCGTATTGTTCACCAAAAATTAAATCTTGTTGATACTTCTCTCTAGGAATGTAGATCATATCTCGACCCATTGTTTTAATAATTTCAATGGTGAGATCTTCTACTAGATCTTGTTCTCCAGAATAATCTTTAAAGTAAGGATTTATAGCCATATTAGCCTGTCATAAAATCAATTGGTAGTTCTGTATTAGACAAGAACTCTTGTTCTATTGCGGCAATTTCTTGAACTGCTTCCGCGTAAATTGTGGCTCCACGCATAGTAACGCCACCAGGAAGAGCAACACCGTCAAACTTAGACATGTTTGTTCCCCATTGACGCTTAATTAAAGCTGCCAGATATTTCTTTAAATAACGATCATCGTATATTTTAGTGTGTTCTTCTGGATTAATAATAGCGTATGCTTGAATAACAATCCAATCTCCGGCATTTACTTCTAAATCCCAGTCCATATTTAAATGCAACTTACCACTTACTTTACTAAACTGTATAGCTTTTTCTGGTTGAAAAAAATCTTCGATCAGTTTGATGTAACGCATCATGGAATCGTATCCTGCCAGACCTAGTGCGTAAGTTCCTGCCAGATTTCTGTTGATACCAAAATAATCGGTAAGTGCCATCTGATAACGAACGTCAAACATGTTGATATTGCTAAAATTACCAAACTGTAGTACTCTTACTACAGAAACTATATCATTACCAGTAGGACCACTGACTCCATTTGGTGGACCAACATCTTCTATAGAGATGTATTGATTGGTGATGTCTTTTTGTTGTATTTGATAACGAAAAAATATTTTCTCAACACCATCAAAATGGCGTTCTGTAAAAAAGTCTAGAGCATCGTCTAGACGTTCTTCGCATTGCTGCCAATCAACGTTGATGTCTACAACAGGAGCTCCCAGCTTTCGGAGACAATACTGAATTAATGTTTCTCTAGAATTTGGTTTTGCCATAAGATACCTGCAAGTATTTATGGCAATTTAAATTTAAACTTTTCCGGTTTCTTCTGTGTTTGGAGGAACTGGTGGCATTTCAGGTTTAAATTGAGGTAAACTAATTGGTGTTTTTAACACTTCATTAAAATCTATATTTTCAATATAGTATTTTCTGGTTATTGGTGTGTTTGCTTCGTCTGGCGCACTTTGAGTATAGTTAGTGAAACCAGGCATGGTTAACGGGCATTGTAGATTAGGATAATCTAATTTGCTGTACTCTTCACCAGACGCCATCAACCAAGTCATTGGTTTATCACCACAGCCGCAACCACCACAGAAGTGTTTACCGGGCGTTGTGCTTTCTTTTAGATGTTGGCATGGAGGCAATTCGCCACCACGGTCTTGATTACCAAAACAGCTGAGAACTCGTAACTGCTTGGTTGGGCCGTTAGTTTTTGTGTTTGAAACTCCTCGGGAAGCAATAGCAGAAGCAAAACTTTTTGCCATTGCTATACCTCTAGAAAAAGTTCCTTGGTTAGATTGTGTGGTGGAATCTGCTGTTCTGAACGCAGGAGATTCCGTGTTCTTTACGGTTTTGTTTTTATTGCATCCGCATCCCATAATGTAAACTCCTATTTTATATAGTAGAGTTTTATAAAATATTTTAATTTGTAATAATATTTCCAGTATTTGTTTGATCGTTAGTAGTGCCCAGCAATTCTCGGCCTTCTCGTGTTGAACCGGGATTCATCGGAGTTATAGGATCAGTACCTTTAAGACCCGGATCTGGTGGTAATGCTTTTTCTGAACAATATGTACTATTATTGTTACACACACCTTTGCAACAGTTCAAAACTGCTTTTCTCCATTCTGCTAATAAAACTCCCATTCTACCAGTACAATCTAAAGTTGTGCATTTTGAATTGCATTTTCTTCCGGGAGGAGCACCAGTTTTACATCCTGGTTTTCCATATAAACGCTGTCTGTGTTGTTCTAATTCTTCATTTTTAATTTGAATACACTTATACGCATCTTCCATGGAACGAAGTAATCTACCAATTTCAAAACCAAGTAAACCAACAAAAAGAGCAGCAAGAGCTTCCCAACTAACTAATAAATTTTTTAATCTTGATAATACTCCAGTAATACCGCCAACATTAAAAGATCTAAACAAAGTCATCAATCTTTGTCTATAAAGTTGTGCAGCTGTTGCAGCACCACCTGCTCCACCTACTCCTGGCACCCAGTTTGGCAATCCTTCAATTTGCTCAACAATAGTTCTAAAATTATAAAAAACTCTTGGATCAAAATTTCGAGTAGCAATATAATATCTTAATGATGCAATATATCTAGCAGCGTCTGCCGCAGATGAAAAACATTCTCTTCCGCTTGAATTGTATATCCGTTGCATCCCGTATAAATACGGATCCGAATTTGCTGGCGAATACCAAGCAGAACATCCAATTTCTGCAGAACATCTTTGAATTTGCACACAAATAGCTTGTGTGGTTCTAATTTCTTCTGCAGTTACTCCAAGAATTATAGCTAAAAATCCAATAATTGAATTAGCGCCCCATGAAGATGTAAATTCTGTTAATGCAGCCATAAAAGCGTCCGCGAGGCAATCATGCCAGCCACCAGAAATTGGGTTGTCGTTTAAATCAACTCCGTTTTCTATCATCAAAACATGTTCTCTGTATGCTTCTTGTTCTGCGGCTACATTTTTTAAATACAAATCTCTTGCCTTTGTAACACAAGTAGCACAATTTTCTGGTTCTACTATATTAGAAATTTCAGGACCAAGATAAATTCTACGGAATAATTTAATTTTTGCTTTTTCTGTTACTGGTAGTAAGTTTACTTTTCCGTAAGAATCTGTAGTTGCTTGTTGAGTGTAATTAAAATAGGTATCATTAAATTTACGCTGATTACCTAATGAAAATATTGTAGAACTGAGATAAGATCCTTCTGGAATTTTGTATCCATTAAATAGTTGAGTATCTGGTTTAATATTTTTAAAATATAAGGCCAATTCATCTTGACTTGGTAGATACCAATCAGTAAATCCATTTGAAGAATAAGATCTTATTTTATTATATAAATCATATTCTTCAGAATTATGTTCATTAAATGTATTTTCTATAGTATTGTAAAGACCATCATATGTGGAAGACACAAAACTATCAGGAATAATGTTAGAAGACATGAACGGAATATTATCAAACAAATTAATACCAGTATAATTCGAGTCTACAACATGATTTTCTAAATCTGCAATTAAAATCCATCCGGTTCTTCCGTAACCAATTCCAGCTCTTGCTCTATAATCTGAAGCGTTTCCTGTTGACGCATTACCGTACACCACAGAACCGCCATCTGAGTTTATAGGAGTTCCTGGATTAAAAATACCAACAAAAATACCACCTTGATAATAATCGCCTATTTGTGGTAATTTTTCTATATCACTCGTTGTATTTGTTACTTGTTCTATGGTGGTTGTTGTTGGATAATTTAAAGGACCGGAAAAGTACACACCATCACATGGAGCACCGTGAATACATGACATAACAGC